GAGCCTGACGGCCCATGATGTGCGTGCAGTACACCTCAATGGTGCCGGTCGAACCGGAACCGTTCGAAGCGTTCTCGAACACCTTCGCGCGGGGCGTTTCGATGAAACGGACACCTTCGAAGGCACCGATCTCACCGTTGTAAATCTCCATCGTGTCCTGATACACGTGCGGGTCACGCCACGACGCGGCACCGGTCTCACGACGAAGGTCGTACGACACGTCCGGGTGGATGAAGCCCATGTACAGGCCGTTGAACGAGGCAGCGTTCGCCTTACGCAACTGGGCGGTCACCTTGCGAATATCGTTCGCTTCGATGATGTCAGTAGCGGTGACGGTGGTACGGCTCGTCGGGGTGGACGAACCGCCACCGCCGTAAATCACGTTGGTTCCACCAGCAAGCACGTCACGGACGACCTGATCGATGGAGTCACCAGCGTTGTAGCCGACCACGTTCGCGGCCACCGTGTCAACGTCAAGGAACGAGGTTCCACGAAGCTTGGCGGTGGTGATAACTGCATTACCGTACTCAGCGAGAGTGACGGTGACCTGCGAATCCGACAGAGCGACCGCAGTCACATCGGTCGTTTCCGACAGGGTGGAAGTTGCTGCGCTCAGATCGTTGAAGATCGTGAACGTGACACCCGAACCGGGCATCGCTTGGGCGGTGGGCTGAACATCGGCAGCCTGATCGAAAAGCAGTTCGCTACGAAGCGCGAAGTATGCGAGCCGATCAAATGCAACCTGATCAACTGACACCGCAGAGGTATCGGTATAAGCCATTGGGGGTTACTCCTTGTTGTGGTTTCCCCCCAACCGGACGGTCAGAGGGAGGCTTGGGTTTGACGGATTTCGGCCAACAACGCCTCAACCTCAGAAGGCGACTTCGCCTTACCGATTCGAGTCACCCAATCCACCGGAGCTTCACCTGCCGTGTTGCCGGTCGCAGCCTGCGCAGTACGATCCCACGCTTTCGCTTCGGCAGCAGCCTGTGTAGCCCGCTGATCTTGGATGATTTGGGCTTCAATCGCTGCTTGCCTGATCGCGTCGGGTGTGAGGTCTCCGTCGTAACCCTTCATAAAGTATTTGGCGACGGGAAGGTTCGGATCAACTCCGGCTTCCACGAAAGCCAACTTTCGGGCGGCGGCAGAGGCTTCTTCGGCCTTTGCTTTCAGGGCAGCGTTTTCAGCTTCCAACTGCTTCATGCGCTCGCGAAGCGGATTGCGGTCAGAATGCTGACTTTCTTCGAAGTCCACGCTGTCGTCCATATGTACACTCCTTTGCCCAAGCCGACCACGGAGGCATGACCGGCTGCTGCTTACTCCCCTTGTGGGGGTTCCTGCCTATTGGCATCAGGTCAAGTATACACAACTGTTTGTCGTGTACAAGTATCTGTGCTTATTGGAGTCCGGTGACGGTGCCACCTTGACCGGCGAAACCGCCACCTTGTTCAAAGATGGCTTGCCGTTCGCGTTGCCTCTGTCGGATGCGCTGTTGGGCGGCGGCTGACTGTCCGAAGATTCCAGCGATCTGTTCGTCTTGTGCGATACCAGTTTCGGTGGTACCAGCCAACGGGCCGAATAGTTCTTGGCTGGCGGCGATTGTTTGGAATCCGGCTTGTGCTTCCTGCTGAGTGACCCCAGCGGTGGCGAGCTGTTCTGCTTGCATCGCCGTAATTTCCTGTCCGGCTTGCAACTGGGCTTGACCAGCGATCTGTGCTGATTGTGCCTGTCGAAGCAGATAGGGGGTGGTGCGTTCCGGGTCAATGAAGTAGGCGGCAAGTTCACCTTCGGATACTCCATAGAGGCGACGCATCTGGTTCACCACTTCCGGGTTTGACTGAGCAACCGCTGAGTAGCCTTCGTTGATACGAGATGACAGTTCCGCAACGGACACGTCGTTACCGATCAAGGTTGCGAGATCGTCCGGCTGATCAAACAGTTCCATAGGAATCGCAGCGGTACGCATCACCTGACGGTACGCGTTCTCCAAACCAATGTACTCAGCCTCAGACGGCACGTTCAACCCGGCAGCACGACGCATCCCAATACCCTTGAACCGGGTCTTGTATTCCTCGGTCTGTCGTATCTTCCCGATCAACATATCGGGCGACACCACATCTTCCTTGAACACCAAATCAGTTACAAACTGAGTGAGCGACCCTAAACCGTATTGAGTGAGCATGTTCTGGATGACACCGTTAGCGGATTCGCGTGCCTCTTGACGGGCCTGTTCAGCCTGAGCCGCCTGCTGTTCCTGCAAAAACTGCAAGTACGCATCCTGCGAACCTTGCTCGGCGGGAGTTTCCGCAACAGGAGCCTGCTCAGCGGGCGGCTGATCACCCAACAAATATGATCCGGCAGCAACACCCCGATCACGGCGACGACGCGCACGTTCCTCATTCTGACGTGCTTCCTCCTCAGCCTGCTGAGCCGTAATCTCACCGCGTGTCTGACGACCATAAATATCGAGAGCTTTCTTCTGCTCCCGTTCCGGCATATCCGCATAATCAATAGCCATCAGCCTGCTCCAAACATCCGGGCCAAATCATTAGCCACCTGATACGCCTTATTCCTCGCACTATCCGTAAACTCGTAACCGAACGACGGAGTAGTACGCAAATAATCAGCCCATTCACCAAACGACATCTGCGACTGCACACCCTTATCGTCCTTGATCGTAAACGCAGCCGCCCACTTCGGATCAGTAAAATCAACCTGCGACGACGGAATCTCCAAAATGTTCGATGCGACCTGCGCATACGGATCAGTCATCTGCTGGAACGTCAAACCACGATCAAACCCACCTGATAGCGACGGATACAGATTCTTGGAGAGGTCACGCACATACGCTTGGAACGAAGCCTCGTTCTCTTGGCCGGTCGCCAATTTAGAAATCCATTGGTTCGTCACCGTGTCCGACAACGGAATACCGTAGTTTGATGCGATCGCTTTCACGGTTTGCCCGTAATAGCCTTGACGCAACTGTGATACACCGGACTGGCTACGCAACGCTTCCATGCCGACAGCGTTCGTCAACACTTCCTCAGACCAACCGAACTTCAACGAATCCTCAGCCAGCCGGGACAGCGACGCGTCGTCGATACGAAGTCCTAATGTGAGCGACTGGTTTCGTAGATCAGCGACACGGTTATCAACCTGAGTTTGCAGGGTGGCAGGGTCACGGGTTTTCTGTTCTTCCCACGCACGCGCCGAAGCGGTCGTGGTACGCCACCAAGTTGTCTGCTCCAACTGGTATTGGAACTTGTCGTCAGACCAGCCGCCCGACATCGCCTCGCCAATAAGTTGACGCAACTCGGGGATGTTCTTGATCACTTCGTAGTACCCGCCATACAACTCGATAGCGGCTTTCTCCCAGTCGGGAGGGGTGGTTGGGGTTTGCGATGCGAGCCATGCGAAGTCAATACCTGCGGGCAGGGTGACGGTTTCGCCGGACGGAAGTGTTCCGGTGACAGATCCATCAGCAGCAGGCTGACCCCCAGCAGCAGGAGTCGTAACAGTCGTGGGCTGCTCGGCAACAGGAGTCGTCAACTGTTCAGTCGGTGTCGCAGCAGGACGCTGACCTTGCGGGCCGAACACCGTCTGCACAACATTCTCACCAGCAGGCTTATTCCCAGCCAACGCACCAAAATCAATACCTTCCGGCAACGTCACATTTGCCACCAAACCAGCCTGCGCCGGAGCAACCGGCTGAACAGGAGCAGCCGGTGTAGCAGGAACAGCGGGGCCGGGCGCACCCTGCTTGCGAGCAGAATCAACCGACACCAACTGAATCGCCGGAGGAACAACAACCCCCAACTTACCGGCCTCAATATCATTCAACGCTGCGCGAAGTCGAGCCTCATTCGCCTTGAACAAAGTAATCCATGTTGAAAGATTGTCGCGCTCAGGAACAGTCTTGGCATTAGCAAACGCCTTCTCTAAATCCTTGCGGCGAGACTCAACAGAATTCAAATCCAACTGAACCTGTTGGGCGCGTTGCGTCCGTTCAGTTTTAGAAGCAGATTCAGCGGCAGTAACCTGACTTGGGGTCGGCTGAGTTGCCTTCTCTAACTTTGCGATCTCTTTCTGAGTTTTAGAAATCTGATCTTGGAAACCCTTTTGCGTATAGTCAGTTCCCTCAAACTTGTAGACACCATTGACGGCCTTGACCTTGTTCAACCGTTCCAGTCGAACGCGAAGTTCTTTCAGCCGTTCACGATCCTGTTCACCAGCCATTAGCGTCCTCCGGTTGTCGCACTAAAAATGCGGTTCATCAAACCCAAAAACTTGTAGCCATTCGCCTCCGAAGGCGCAACCTGCTGCGCGAACTGCTGAGCCATCACATCAGCAGCCGGAGCCTCCGAATACGTACCACCACTCATAGCCGCCTTCTGAGCCTGCACCTCACGCTGCTGATACGCCGACACAAACTTCGCAGCCTCATCAGTCGTGAACTCTCGACCCAACGTCTGCTTCGCCACCTGATTAGCAACAACTTTCAAATCCTCAGCAGCAGACACACGGAAACGAGGCCGATACCCGCCACCACCGCCACCAAAGTTAGGGAGGTTCTTCTGCATTTCCTGCAACGCCCGACCAGACGTGTAGCGGATAGTGTTGGAGTAGTCCAACCAACCCTGAATAGCCGTAATGTCGTTCGCATAGAAACCGACATCACGCCCACCGTAAAAACCCTTTTGCTTCAAGATTGAGAAGATTTGGGCGCGGCGTTCCGGCGACAGAGAACCGTAGACGTACTTAGCGTATTCTTCTGAGGTGTCATATGCGGTCAGGTTCGTCACCTGATTGTTTTCGTCAACAAGATTAGGCCCGGTATAAATAGCGGGGACACCCATGCCCCGATTGCCGACAACAACACGTCCAGGCCCCGGATACGTCTGTTGGCCTGTCGCCAACGTACCGATAGCCGACCCGAAACTAGAAAGAACGTCACTAATTGACGAACCCTGCCCGGAACCCTGATCCTGATTATCGCTCATCGCAACCCCTACGCATCAATATCGATCTCATTGAACAACACACGATCATACAACCGTTCAAACTCCGGATACTGCTGAATGATCTGATCAGCAGCCGACCGCAACAAACCACGCAAATCCGCAACCTTCTTACCAGCCAACGTCGTAAACCCGCGAGCTTGTGCCTGCATCAACGCCTGATCACGCAACGTCAAATACTGGCGCAAACCCTCAGCAACCGGATTCCCATCCAACAACGGATCGCCAGCCGCACCAATCAACTCTTGAATCTGAGCAGACTGACGGTTGATATCCACCGGAGTCGTACCGAAACCGGGGAACATTTTGATCAACGCCCCACGCACCTCACGTAACACCGCCTGCTGATTAGCGTTCGGGTTCGGGCCAGCCTGACGAGTCAACGACCGATACAACGCACGCCCAACCTGCGACTGTGCCTCCTCAATATATTCCGAAGGCTTCAACTTCTCGCGCTTACCAGTCGTCAACTGACGCAAATACACCTGATAATCAAAGTTCTCCCCGACCGGCGCAAAATACCCAGCCACATCCTTATACCGTCCAAACAGCGACTTGTTCTCCCGCTCAAACTGACCGAACTGAGTGGATGCATCCAACCCGCCAACAGTCGCCTTCGACTTCGAGGCAACATACAGGAATGCGTCGTCACCGAACGCATCCAAGAACTTCTCAACAGCCGCATCATAGTTCTCGTCCTGCAACACACGGAACGCCTTAGAAATCTCGCGGGTGTACATATCACCCTTGTAGGTTTCAACCTTGAAATCTACGTCCGGTCGGGTCGGCCCAACAAACTGACCAAGCGCACGCATCATCAGCAAGGTGCGGGCGCGACCCGTTGCATCTTTCTCCAACCGTTCCTGCTCGGCAGGATCAGCAAGATTGTAAGTACCTGTCTGATTCAGGACGCGCATCACATCAATCGTGAGATCACCCAGCAGACGGTCGTTCTCAGGATCGCGCAACGCGGCAATCAACTTCTGTCCCCACGACGGCACCGGCACCGGCCCCAACGTATAAATATCCGGCTCACCATACGGCGCAATAAACTTCATAATCGCATCCGCTTCCGGGCGGTTGCCAAGAATCTTGGACGCTGCGATCTGAGTGAACGGGCCGACACCGGGCAGGAAGTTGAAACCCATCGTCAATGTTTTAGCGGGGGCAAACATGGTTGTTCCGGGAGTGGCTAAACCAGCAGCCTGCAAACCGGCACCGACACCAGCACCGCCCAGACCGCCAATAGCGGCACCACCCAAACCACCCAACGCCAAACCGCCCACCGCGCCGATACCACCCAACCCAGACACCAACGGGCCGAGCTGTTTTGAGAACGGATAGTTGAACACGTATTCGCCGGTCACCGGGTCTTTCCAAAAGAAACCTTTGCCGTCGTTGTCGGGGTCGGCGTTCTTCAATCCTTGAACGGTGATACCAACCTTACGGATCGCCTCGGGGTTGGTGGTGGCGATCTTGCCCCACGACGACATCACTTCTGCCCATGCGGAACCGAACGGTGCGACAATACGAAGAATGTCAGCAAAGTTGGATCGTTCGGTGGCGTTGTAGAACAGTCGCTTGGTTTCGTCTAGGGCAAAACCTTTTGCGTACGCATCTAACTGGTCAAGTTCCAGTTTGCCTTTACCGAGAACGGTTTTGCCGGTTACGATATCGCTGAGTTTCGTGGCAAGTTTGCTGTCGCCCACATAGTCGCTCAGCCAGTCAATGTTGAGTACCTTGCCCTCAGCGGAAGCGGCCTTCTGCAAAGTATCACGCAACACGGTGACACCCGTAGAAGTCAGTTCGTCAGCGAGGAAACCAACCTGCTTGTAATAGAACTGACGGAACGCTGGGGACTGCATCAGATAAGCAGACCGACGTGGGTATAGCGACGAGAAGAAGTAGTCGGTGGACTTATTCCAGCCAGCCAACATCCTTCGAACCTGAGGGTTCTTCCCAGCTTCGCCAGCCATTTGCGAACCCTCAATACGATACTTGTATGAGTCTTTCAGTTCTGCGCCGGAATCAATAAGTTTCTGAACTTCATCATCCCATTCGCGCGCATATCCTTTTCGTTCCGATTGCATACGCTGAAACTTTTGATCCGACACTTCAACGCGCTTTGTTTTGAAATCAAATATGTCTACAAGTTCACCATCAGCGTTACGAAAGGTGCCATCAGCGATTGCGTCAACAAGCAACTGATTATCTTTCGTAACCGACTGCAAACGCTTCGCCGCATAATCGTTCACAAAAACCCGAACCGTGTCCTCATTGATCGAACCATCAGCTTTGTAAATTTCAACTGTTCCAACAGACTTGCGACCAGCATCATCAGTCAAGGTGCGGTTCGTCCATCGACCTTGCAAATTACGCAGATACTTGCGACCGTATTCGGTGTTCATCAACTCTCTGACAAGTTCATCTGGGTCTATCCCCTGAGCTAATGATCGGGTAACGAAGTCGTCATGCAACAAACTCACTTCGTCCTGAATACCTTTGCGAAACTCTGGGCCGGACGAACGGCGAGCAAACGCCCAATTTTTCGTAGCGACCTCACGACGCGTACGCGAAATCGGATCGACACCTTCACGCAAACCCTGACCGACCGCCTCAGCAAACTCGTCCTGTGCGCCCTTCAACAACTTCTCGGCAGTATCAGGATCAAACGCCTGCCCCAATATGTCGCCACGGAACTTCTTGTATGACGCAATTTGAATCCATTGAACCGGATGAAACACGCCACCCTTCAACGTCGGCATAGTCGAAGTACGCAACGCCGAATCGGTCAAGTTGCGCAAAACATAACCGCCCGTCATCAAGGTAATGGGCCGCCAAATTTCCTGTTGAAAAGCCTCCAAAGCAGCCAACGGCATACGCAACTGACCAGCCTTAGTCGCATCACCAATGATGCCCTTCTTGCCGGTAACCCAACCGACCTTACTCATCATGCGTCGAACCTGACGAGGATCGGGCAACGTCACCGACAAAGCGCGCAACTGCTCAGATTCCAACGCTGCCGTAGCGATAGGTGCGTCAACGATCTTGCCGTCCGTGGTAGGAACCTTTGCGCCGAACGATGTTGGGTCACCGAGATCGTCGCCCGCACCATACGTCGCCTTGTTCTGCTTGAATTCTCGCATCTTTTCAATAAACAAACGGCGCGCATCATCAGGCACGCCCGCTGCTTCCAGCGACGCATCCATCACCTTTTGAAATTCTCCAACAACCTGATATACGTCACCGTTAGCGTCAACCAACGCCTTCGTGTAATCGTCAATCAGTTTTGCTCGATTCGTGTCCTCAACTTTGAGCAACTTCAAATAGTTGTTCATGTTGCGCACGGACTGTGCCGCGTCGCGAGGATTGCCCCCCTGCAACACAAGATGCTGACCGGGAACGCTAGCCATCCACTTAGAGACAAGATTAGACCTTCCGACAAGACCGGCCTTGATGTCATCCAATCGAGACAAGTTGATATCAGCAATATTGCGCGGGCCGGAAGTGCCGAGCGTTCCCTCCAAGAAATCAATTACCTGCTTATCAGTCTTTGCATCAACAACACCAGTCCAGAATGACGGATCGTCAACACGCGGAAAGATACGCATAGCCTCATCAACATTTTCAATCTTGGCGATGCGCTTCACAACCGCACCACCAGACGACGAACGCAACCAGCTCGCAACCTTGCCAGCATCAATCGCCGCAGACTCAGCCTCAGTCAAACCAGCCAACAAACGCAAGCCAGTCATCTCCGACGCACCCTTCACCGCACCCTTCGCCACACCCAAACCCGGAACAGACGGAACCGCCAGCGCAACACCAGCATCCACCAGCCCCGACAGAATGTTGTACTCCTTAGTACCCGGCTGCAAAAACGTGGTAGCGATACCGCGACCGATCGTGAACGCATGACCATCAATTTCGCCTCGATACTCGCGAGCGCGTTCAGCCTGCAACTGGGCAGCACGGCCACCCATAAACCAGCCTTCGCCAGCAACCTCATCGTTCGCAATCAACGTACCGATATCCGTTGAAATGAACCAGCCTTTCTGACCCTTCGGATTATCAGTAAACGGTTGGGCAACCAAACCGACAGCAGCCTGCGGGACAAAGTTCAAACCAGCCATCGTCCAACGCGACGCAGACTTAGCCTTGTCAACAATGTTTCGTTCCCACCACGACTTCTTCTTCTTTTCTGGTGGGTTACGGGTAGACCATTGGACGGCGTTCTTGGTGGCCTCAGCAATAATACGATCGGCAGCCTCGCGGGTCATAGCCCCCGACGCGACAGCCTTCGCAGTCGACAACACGGTTCCGGGGGTCGCGTACGGATGTGTCCGATACAAGTCGCCAGCAGTCTGCGCAATAGCAGGATTAGCGGTTGCACGATACGACTGTGCTTTCTGATCCAACTGATTCAACTCGGTGAACAGTTGATCTTCTTCGTCGGGTGTGAAATCCCATTCACTCATGCGGAGCCGACACCATACTTGGCGATCATGTCAGCCAAATCATCATTCGGGAACATCTGATACAGGACACGCAACTCGTTCAACACTTCATCTTCGGGGACGATGCGAGGCATCAAACCGGCCTGACTAGCGTTCGGGCCAGCACCGAAATCTGCGCCAGCAGTAATCGGCTCGGCAGGACGTTCCGTAGGACGAAACAACGGTTTCGCACCCGGACGCGGCGCAACCTGACCCGCCGTCTGCTGCGCTTGAACATCCGCAGGTGCAGACCCCGGCGCGACAGCCTGCTGACTCGCAGCCTGCTGCGCAGCCTGACCATACGTCTGCCCAGTAAACTGAACCTGCCGAGTCGCAGGATTACGAAGATCAGAACGATTCGGATACTCAGCCACTTACGCTCCCAACTGTGCCAACAAACCCTCAATACCCTGAGGGGCGGGCGGTGCCATCGGTGCCTCAGCACCCATACCGGGCATAGCCAAACCGGGCATCCCAGCAGGCGCACCCGCAGGTACCTCCTGAGCCTGCCGTTCCTTAGCAAGCTGATCAACCTCAGCAACAGCATCAAACAGGCTCATATTGTCAATCATCACTTTACGAACCAGCAACGCTAGATCGGCAGGCTGATACGGGCCGTCAGGGTTCGCAGCCTGCTGCTGAATTGACGACAACAACGCTGCTTCCACACCCTCCGACACAATCCGATCATGTTCCATATCCGGGTCAGAGATCAGAGGGTCAGCCTCACGCGCCGACTCTTTCGACATGAGTCCGGTGCCGACACGCTGACCCAACCCGATAATCAGATTGTTCACATCAGTACCAGCAGCCGAATATGCCACATAATGAAAGTCGGTTTCCCAAATCTTGTTCGGCACATAATCAACCTTGCCGACCGCAGCACGCCCAGCGATAAAGAACGACTTGCTGGTGTCACCCCAATACGCTTTCTCGATCGCGATAGCAATACGATCTTCTTCCAACATGGAAGATGCGAACAGTTCTTGTGCTTCCTGCACACGGAAATCCACGGTCGCTGCCAACACCGATTCACCGCGACGGCCAGTACGAATGTTCGTAGCCGACTCGCCACCGAACTCGGCAGGGATAGCACCTTCGAGTCGTTCCTGACGTTCCAAACGATCCAACGCCTGCTCGGTCTTATAGCCCGGATTGACCTGCTGAGTACGCAGATCGCCACCCTTGACAACACCCAACAAACCAGACTTGCCGTCAGCCAACTGCACAATCTCCGGGTTCTCACCGGGACGAGCCACCAAATATTCGTCAGGGAAAATGCCTCGCTCAATAGCGATTTCGGTGAGAGCCTGCAACCGGGCGCGCGTGTAATACATACCGAGCAAACCGTCAAACTGACCGTGCGGGCGGTTCAGGGTGATGCGCTGCGGAATAACCGCCAACGGCATACCAGTCCGGTTCGGGATGCGTTCCAGTTCAACAGCATCCGCACCCGACCGTTCAAACGGGGTCAACGACGGATCGTCCTGCTGACCCAACACACCCAACACCAACTCATGCTCATCGACATACTCGATGAGTGTGAACATGGTGTCGTACTCAACTTTGCCGACACGCAACCGGCCATCAACCAAAGCCCCATAATTCTGAATCAGCCACGAAAACGGCTTCCGATACGTGAAAATACAATCGTACGGAACCGGATTCTCCATGTCATCAGACGGACAAGGGAACGTGTCCAACGGGTTACGGATATGCCACTTCGGAGTCAACGTCTTGAAATCCGGCTTCAACACCACCGGACTGTTCGAGTAGGCGAGCAGATGGCGGGCGCGGCGACGCAACTTCATGTTCATCCGGTTCTGATCCCAGATACTCAACATCGCCTTCTTACGGGTAGCCGCCGAATCCTTCGACCGTTCCGACCCTTCCTTCAACGCCGGAAAAAACGGGGTCGGCATCGTCGACGAAACACGCATCGACATCTGATCCAAACCCTGAACAAGCAAGTTCGCCACCGACGACTTGGCGTTTCGGTCAAGCTCTGAGAGTGGGATCACTACGTCGCCGTCGGCAAGTTCCCTGACCTGTTGCATCTGCTGGTGAACGGGGCCGAGGTTCTGTCGGCGGGTTTTATATATCGCGACGATTTCCTCAATGGAACGCACTCAGACTCCTTAGGGCAAACTTACCCCTAAGGATAACAGAAGTGACCTGCTAAAAGGAAAGATACCGATGCGCTTCGAGTAGCCGATCGGGGTTGTCTCTGAATTTGCCAAGAGCTGTGTTGCACGCGAAGCATAGCAGGCCCCGGATTTTTCCTGTTTTGTGGCAATGATCTACTGCCAGCAAACTGAGGTGGCCGCCTCGTGTGATGTGTCTTTCTGGTTCTTTGCAGATAGCGCACACGCCGTTTTGTGCGGCGGCTAGTTGGTCGTATTCGGCTTGGGTGATGTTGTACTTGCGTCGGTAATGCTTTCGACGGTTCCAAATTCGCGCCATCTCTGGGTTCTTTTTTTGGTATTCAGTCGAGACGATGACTGCGCATTGTTTGCACCATGCCGACAGGTTTCGTGTTCCGTCTTTCCGTACATACGATGACGGCCCGAACTGTGATTCTTCTTTTTCTACTTTGCACCTAGAACAAGTTTTCATAGAGTCCTAGTGTATCACCTTTTGTTAGAGCCACGACGGTCGCCACATTCGGGGTGGCAGTTTCGGTTCCGTCAACTTCGGTGCGTGCAACAACGTGAACCAGAGAGCCATCGCCAAGTCGGTTCCCCGCTTCTTATCTTTCGTCCACGTCGAAAGTTCCTCCACCAGAGCGAGGGTTTTCCAGTTTGCGGTCAAAGTTGGGAGGCGAAGCGACCCTGATCGGACAACCGGAGGGATCAACGCTTCCAAACCGAGGTTCTCATCCAGTTTGTTGCGGCTGGTCGTATGCGGAATGACCATCACCTCACGGGATGCTTGCCAGCGACGCACAAAATCGTGTGCCAATAAGAACCTTTGGGCAGCGTTGATCTCAACAATGATGTGCGACACCGGATATCCCATCGTGTCGGCCCGCTGCACCCAATCTTCAAGAATTCCGGTGTACCTGCCGGTGGACAGGTCAAAGCCGAGTAGTTCTTCGGCGGTTAGTTTGACTCGTTCCAAGTCCACAACGTGATACAAACCGAGATCGGGTTGGACAACAGTCCAGATCACACCCCAAAAGTTCGCTGGTGACGGGTCAACCGAAATGATTGACACCCACGGTTGCCGTAGCAGGGGTGGCAGGTAGCCGGGTTGCCGGTCACGATCAATGCACCCCGTATAAAACACGCCGTCCGAGCCTGCGCCACCCGTCAACATGACCCGCTCAACCAGCTGATAGTCGGTATCAATATCTTCCTGCTGGTACACAACCCGAAATTTGGTTGGTTGGTTGTGTTTGATGAACGACAAGTCTTTCCACGGGAGACGCACCGGATCAAGAAGTGGGCCTTCCGGCCACGCTTTCGACCCCTTTGACCGTGACTTCGGGCCGGAATCCAACTCGTCGTAATACGCCCGATAGGTGATGTGATGATACTTCTGCTTTTTTACCGGGTCACGCAGTTGTTCCTCCACGGTCGCATCCTCACCGGATGCTTCACCCCAATCCTCAATGTCATCGTAGGTGACCTTGTTGAGACAATGGGCGTACAGGTCGCCGGGGCCAAGCCGCTGACCGATCACCGCCACCAAACCACCCGGATCGCAACGAGCCTCAGCCATCGAATCCCACCGTTCCAACAGGCGGTCACGCGCAACAGACTCCTTCGAATTCTCCGGTGACGCTACGTCGTCAAACAAACAGAGATCGGCACGATGACCAATGAACTCCGAATCAATACCGTACGCCGACACGGTGGGTTCCTTATTGTCCAACCCGCCAAACCCCATCTGCTCAACAATGAACTCCTCCGCACGCCACAACGAACCCGAAGCGGTTGGTTTGAACCTGCCGTAATCCTGCGCCAAACAACCCTCAGCATCAACCGCCAACCCCTTACGCACCAACTCCGGATCAACGATCAACCGCGTGGGCCGTTCAAGAGTTTCGCGGATACGACGCGAATACATTTTCGCCAACGTCTGCGAAATCGAGCCGTACAGCACACGAATACCACGGTTACGAACAATGCACCACACCGCAACATCGTGAAACAGGGTGGACTTGCCTGCACCCGGAGGACAGTTCAAAACAAGAAACTCTTTCTCCTCCGACTCCAAATATTGAACGATCCGATACGCAGCCTCAACCTGCCACGGTGACGGCACACGCCCTAGATAAACACGTCGAAAATAATCGAAATCATCCCAACCACGTTTCGCACGTTCCGACAACCGCTCATACGGAATAACAGGCGGCAGTTCTGCGATCTCGTCAAGGTTTGCACGCAACTTGTCTAACGACTTGCCGGAACGGTTCGCTTTATGGCTCGCAGTTTGCTCCGCGAAATCGGCGGCTTTCAACTCGACTTCAAGTTTGCGGCGTTTCGCATCCCACTTTTGGCCGGTGTTGTAATGAATCCCGGCGATCTTGCACGCTTCGGTGATCGAGATACCGGCAGCGCGAGCTTCCCAAAAACGAATTTTATCTTCGTTCGGTACGAACCGTCTGCCTGAGTTTTGGTTACCTGTCATGGTGTTCCCATTGTAAAGTGAAACGCCCGCCCCATGCTTGGCATCGGACGGGCGTTTCGGTGTGGGGGAAAGTGACGGGCCGGAGAAGAACAACAGCCCGTCAAAATCAGAATAGCACCTTGCACACCAGAACACAAGGTGGTAGATTGAAACCGTAGCGGGAAGCAAGGAACAGAGATGAGCGCAGAAGCATCGAGCTTCGTATGGCGATACTCGCCGTACACCGGAACCAAATTTGCGATCCACCTCGCCATCGGTGACGTAGTGAACGACACCAACGACAACCTGTTCTGGATGGCCACCCGAACCCTCGCCCAGAAAACCCGGTCAAACCGGCGAACCGTCCAACGAGTCATCGACGAAATGGTTGCTGACGGATACCTAGAAGCCGTCAAAGCCGCCACCCAACACCGCCCAGCCGTCTATCGGTTTATCCACAAGACCAGCCCGATGATCTGGGGTGACGAGTCCAGAGGCGACATTTCGTCCCTCAGGGGCGACATTTCGTCCCCCAGAGGCGGTCACAGACCGCCCGAACTAAATATAACTAAACATGAACCCAAACCTTCTTCATCATCTGACGATGATGGATTCAACAAGTTCTGGGCCGAATACCCCCGCAAAGTAGGAAAAGGCACCGCCCGGAGAGCATGGAAAACCGCGATCAAAAAAACCGATCTGGACACCATCCTCGAAGCCACCCTCACCTACCGGCTTAGCTGCTCCAAAGAAACCCAATACATTGCGCACCCGGCAACATGGTTGAACGGTGAACGATGGGCCGACAACCAAGAATCCTTGCACACTACAAACAAACCTGATCTTCCGGTTTGGGTGCCGTGCGGAACCTGTCAGAACGGGTGGATTGAAACAAACGACAACCGGCTAGCCCCCTGCCCCTGCACCAAAGGACAACCATGAACCCTCGCACCGACACCCTCCACAAAGCCGAACAACTCATCAACGGAGACCGCAACAACCAATACGGCCCACCCACCCAAGACTTCACCCGCACCGCCCAACTCTGGGCCGCATACCTCGAACACCCCATCCACCCACACGACGTAGCCGCCCTCATGTGCCTCCTCAAACTCTCCCGGATCGCATGGCAACCCGAAAAACACGACTCATGGATCGACCTCGCCGGATACGCCGCCTGCGGCTACGAAACCACCCTACAATCCTGACCATGAGCTGGAACGAACAAGACGCAACCATCATCGAACTACAAACCGCACTCATGCGCTACCAAGCAATCATCGACGAACTCAAAGACGAAAACGATGATCTCATCGACCAGTTAGCTGACAACGACGAACGCATCTACGAACTCGAATCCCACCCCCA